GGGATACACCGCGTAAACCCAGTGACTATGCTTTTCAATAAGGTTGACAAATAACATGATAACGCTACAGGATTTAGCAGATCACCTAGATATGACACGGCAGCGCGTACATGACCTAATTAATCAAAATATATTGCAAAAATCGGGAAAACGCGGTGGAATTGATATAGATGAGAATCGTGTGAGATATATACGCTATTTACGCTCTTTAGGTAAAGGCAAGTCAGCAGCAAGTGGTGATTTAAATGAAGAAAGAACTAGATTAACTAAGCTACAAGCGGATAAAGCTGAACTAGAGTTACAAGAAAAAGAAGCTGACTTAATATCAACTGACATTGTAAAATCAATATGGACAGATTATGTTTCTAATGTTAGAAGCAAGTTATTAGCTCTACCATCTAAACTTGGTCATTTAACACAAGCAGCGGAAACTTACGCTGAGGCTGAAACACTTATAAAAGAAGCAGTTTATGAATGCTTAGAAGAATTATCAGAAGATGCAACAAAACAAACAAACGAAGAAGATATTTAAACAATTATCAGAAGTATGGAGACCACCTCCGAATCTTACTATTGATATGTGGGCAGATAGTTATAGAAAACTATCAAGTGAATCTTCAGCAGAAGCTGGAAGCTGGAGAACTGACCGAGTGCCATTTCAGCGTGAAATTATGCGTGTGATTAATGACCCGAGCGTAGAAGAAATAGTATTTATCAAATCTGCACAAGTTGGAGCTACAGAAATGTTGTTAAACGCAATAGGTTATTACATTGAACAAGAGCCTTCATCAATACTATGTTTGCAACCAACATTAGCAATGAGCATGGCTTTTAGTAAAGACAGGTTAGCACCTATGATTAGAGATACAGATGTACTGAAAGGAAAAATAAAAGATCCAAGAAGTAAAGATGCAGAAAATACAACGCTTCATAAAAAATTTCCTGGTGGTCACATAACTATTGTTGGTGCCAACTCTGCATCAGGGCTAGCTTCACGGCCTATAAGAATATTATTATGCGACGAAGTAGATAGATATCCTATGAGCGCAGGAACAGAAGGGGATCCTATTAACTTAGCAAGAAAACGTACAACAACTTTCTGGAATAGAAAGATTATGATGACATCAACACCAACAATAAAAGGAGTAAGTAGAATAGAAAAAGCTTACGAAGAATCAGATAAAAGAGTATATAAAGTGCCATGCCCAGAATGTAAGCACAAACAAGAACTGAAATGGAAACAAATATCATGGCTTGAAAATAAACCAGAAACAGCTTCTCTAGCATGTGAATCCTGTGGAACAATAATACCTGAAACGAAAAAACAATGGATGCTTCTTAATGGTGAATGGGAAAAGCAAAACCCTCAGAGCAAAAAAGCAGGCTTTCATATATCTGAATTATACAGCCCATTTAGAACTTGGGTAGAATTAGTAGCAGACTTTCTAGAAGCTAAAAAATCACCTGAACTTTTACAAACTTTTGTTAATACTACCTTAGGAGAGCTATGGGAAGAACAAGGAGAATCTATAGACGCTGATAGTTTATTAAATTTATGTGAGCAATATAATCATGAAGCTGTACCGCAAGATGTATATATATTAACAGCAGGAGTTGATACACAAAAAGATAGATTAGAAGTACAAGTCATTGGCTGGGGAGAAAACTTAGAAGCTTATGTTATTGAGTACAAAATTTTATGGGGAAACCCCGCAACACAAGAGATATGGCAAGATTTAGATGACTTTTTAAAAACAAGCTATGATGTTGAGGACGGTAGAAAGCTTAATATCTTATGTACATGTATCGACAGTGGCGGCCTTCATACAGATATGGTATATCAATATACAAAACAAAGGCAATCTAGACGTATATTTGCTATCAAAGGTCAATCACAGCCAGGTAAACCCATTGCAGGAAGACCATCAATTGTTGGAAAGCGTAAAGCAGCCTTATATCCAGTAGGCTCAGATACCGCAAAAGAATGGATTCATGCTAGAATTAAAGCAGAAAATAAATTAATACACTTTCCAAATACATTAGATGAAGAATATTTTAAGCAATTAACTGCTGAAAAAAGGGTACCAAAATATAGTAGAGGTAAAAAAACATTAGTTTGGCAACAAACCAGGCCTAGAAACGAAGCATTAGATACATTTGTCTACGCTTTAGCAGGAGTTCATATACTACAACCTAATTTCTCTATTATCAAGAAAAATAGAAAGTTAAACAAAAATATTAATAATGAGACTCAAGAGAAACCAAACATCGTAAAAGAGCGCAGAAGGTTATATAGAAGAAATCCTAGGAACTTTGTTACTTCGTGGCGCGATTGATTATACAATAACACATAGTTATATTTATTTTTTATGGCAAATTTATTTGATAGAGAAAATTACCCAACGCAAGAACCTGATAGATTAAATGTTGGCGATAGATGGGTTTGGCGTAGACCAGACTTAGTTGCCGATTACCCACCAGCAGATTATGCACTGACCTATGAGTTTCATCACGATAAAGGTGGTGGACATCAATTCACAATCACGGCGACAGAGACAACTGATGATTACATTATAGAAGTCTCAAGTGCCACAACAGCTAACTATCATGCTCATGAGTACAAGTGGTATGCTTACATGACCAGAACATCTGATAATGAAAGAATAGCAGTTGATGAAGGTCATACACATGTAGATTTTGATTTTAGCGACACTACTAAAGATGTCAGAAGTCATGCTAAGACTGTTTTGGATGCTATTGAAGCTGTGCTTGAAAAAAGAGCATCGCAAGACCAAATGAGCTATAGCATCGCAGGTCGGTCACTATCAAGAATGTCTATTGATGATTTAATGAAATTTCGTGATAGATACAGAGCAGAATACAACGCTGAACTAAAAAGATTAAGAATAAAAAACAAACAAGACACAGGTAGCACTATTAAAGTGAGGTTTTAAACATGGCTATATGGGATAATCTCTTCAAACAAAGAAAAAAAACAGCTAAAAAAATTAGACAATACAAAGCAGCACAATCAGGTAATTTGTTTGCTGATTGGATTAGCGGATCATCAAATGCTGATAGTAATATCAGATTTAATCTTAGAAAAATAAGAGATAGGTGTAGAGAACAAGCAAGAAACAACGATTATGCAAGACGTTATTTACAACTTTTAGTAAGCAATGTAGTTGGACAAAATGGTATTAGAGTTCAATCTAAAGCAAGAAACGCTGATGGTAGGATTGATAATATCGGCAATAAAATTATTGAAGACAACTGGTACAAATGGTGTAAAAAAGGAAATTGCACAATGGATGGAAGGATGTCTTTCATAGATGCACAAAAATTATTCATTGAATCATTAGCAAGAGATGGTGAAGTTTTAGTTAGACATATCAGCAGCTCTAATGCAGATGAACCTTATAAGATTCAATTTTTAGATGCTGATTATCTCGATGAAGAAGAAAATAAAATACTTAATAATGGTGAAGAAATTATTATGGGCGTTAAGCTCAATAAGTTCGGTAAGCCAATCGCTTATAAATTATTCCAAGAACATCCACATAACAATTATTTTGGCAAATATGATAGAACACATATAGAAGTTGATGCGAATGAAATACTTCATGCTTACATGCCAGATAGAGCAGAACAAACAAGAGGGCTACCATTCATGACAACAGCCTTAAATAGACTCAAAATGTTAGATGGATATGAGGAAGCAGAGCTCATAGCTGCAAGAGTTGGCGCATCTAAAATGGGTTTTATTACAAGTCCACATGGTGATGGTTTTGTTGGAGAAGATACTGAAGATGATTACACACCGATTATGAGTGCTGAAGCAGGAACATTTGAACAATTGCCGGAAGGTATGAATGTGCAAACATTTGATCCACAACACCCGTCATCAGGGTTTGATAGCTTTCATAAATCCGTGTTACGAGGAATCGCTTCTGGCTTAGGAGTTTCGTATGTTTCTCTTGCTAACAACTTAGAAGGGGTAAATTATTCATCAATTAGGCAAGGGACACTAGAAGAAAGAGATAATTTCAGAATTTTACAAAAATTTATGATCGAACATTTCATAGAACCTGTTTTTAGACGATGGTTACTAAGTCAAATGACATTTAATCCGACGTTTAATTTACCAAGTGATAAATTTAATAAATTTGCTGATTCAACTGTCTTTATTGCTAGATCATGGGGTTGGATTGATCCAGTTAAAGAAGTTAAGGCTAATGTTGATGGATTAAATGCTGGTGTTATCACGATGCAAGATATTCAAGCTAATTATGGTAGAGATGTTGAAGAATTATTTGAACAACATGAAAGAGAAGAAGATTTAGCAAAACAATATGGCATTAAAACAGCATACCAGCCTTTTGGCGCTCAAAAAATGCCATTAGATGCTGAAATCCAGAAGGAAGATGATGAGCAAGGGCAGCAAACAGAGACCGAAGAAGATTAAACAGCATCAATTTGAAAAAAATTGGGACACTATATTTGGAAAAAAGAAGAAAAATGGCAAGCTATAAACCTACAAAAGGCATGAAAACAGAAGCTCAAAAGGGCTTAAATTGGCGCAGAGAACATGGTAGAGGCGGCACAGCAGTAGGTATAGCTCGTGCAAGAGATATAATTAGCGGTAAAAATTTATCTGAATCTACTGTCAAAAGAATGTTTTCTTTCTTTTCTAGACATGAGAATCCC